GAGATTCAGCCCCACCTTGTTAACGGCATTCACGGTTTGCCGCTGTGAAAGCTGCGTGCCAGGATCGAAGAATGCGGCACGGTTGATGTAAGTCACATTCACCTGCTGCGGCAAATCCAGCTCATGCTTGCGGATGGTTTCCACCAGATCACGCACATTACCGTCTTTGCTGTTGGGAATAATGTTCTGATCGCTGATGGTGGCGGTTTCTTGCCCACCACGCTTAATGAACTTCAGCAATCCATCGGACTCTACGCAATCAAAGAAATAGGCTGATTGCAGCTGTTCTAACGCCTCGCGGATGGTTATGGTTTGCGCCATTAAAAACCCATCCACGGTATCCGTCAGACGGGTCACGTCATAATCGCTGGCTGATAGACCGACTTTTTCCAGCAGCTTGGCGACGATAGCGCCGAGCGTGGAATTGCCGAGCTTGCCGTTAATCCAGTGCCCTGTTTTCCAAAGGATTGCATCCGCCCAGACATTGCCCAGATCAGGCCAGAAAGAAAACGGGCGCGCATCCCATGTCCAGATGAAGGAACGCGGCACCAGCCCGCTTTTGCCGCTCAAGGCATTGCGAGCTTGCAGATAATCGAGCGTGGCGTTGATTGCCTCCCGCTGCGCCTTGAAATCGACACGCCCCTTACTGGCGCGCGGATAAAACGATTCGCTGGATGTGGGGTCATAAAAGACATTAGGCTGATTCGCTGCCGCATCGACTGATGGAAAGCCAAACTCGGTAAACCAGACTTCCTTCATTTTGGAAGTCCATGCGGTTTGCACGCTGTTGGGGTTCACATGAACATTTGCCCACCAGTATTCAAGGTTTTTCCATGCGTATTTCGCATCGGTGTAATTGGTAAGCCCCGTGCGGTTGACAGAATCGGTGTAGAAATAATCCCAGCCTTCGCCTTTTTCCCAGTATTCCTTGATTTTGGCTTCGGTAATCTGGCTTTGCGGTAGATCAGGCGTAAGCGGGAAATAGCTGTCGATGCCGACAAAGTCGATGCTGGAGGATGCCCAAAGCGGATCCATATTGAACCAGCCGCCTGTCGAGTGATACTCGCTCCAGTCAGCGGCATAGGTGGTTTTAACGGCTGCTCCGACATCAGCCTTTACCAGTGCCGCAAGGGATGCCAGCTGGCTGACCGCAGGAAAATTGCCAGTGGTGTTGCTATAGCTGGTCATACCCACCAGCTCCGAGCCAATTACGAAGGCATCGATATTGTTCTTGAGATAGACACCGCCCACCTGAAGCTGCGAATAGTGACGGATAAAGGCGTTAAAGCCATTGGTTTTAGTGAACCAGTTATTGCAGTCCGTCAGATTGGCAGGAGTAATCCTACCGCGCCAAGGCTTTGGCGTAGGTGTGATCTGATCGACGAAAATCATCGGATAGAAGAGAACCTTCAACCCCCGTGCTTTAATTTCGACGCATAAATCTACTACCGATTTATCGCTTGGCGTGCCGCCATAGGTGGGTTTTCCATCGCCAAAAGTTAATACTTGCTGCGCGGTTGCTCTGGTTAACCCTGCAACTGCCCAATCTTGCGGCTCAATCGAGATGCCAGCCGTGCCAAACTCCACTTTGGGAACGACGGTACATGCACCTGCATCCGTTGATGTGGCAAACCATGTGACGACCAGCCCCACCCATTCGAGGTTAGGAAATGTTGCCTGTAGCTGATCGAGCGATAGCTTAACATCCGCCACATTGTTGAAATTGTGCATGTTGATCGGGTCTTTACCCGAACTGGCGACAAAGCCGCCCGCCGTGTCTTGCCCAAGCTGCTTGGTGTAAATACTTGGGGCATAGACAAACTCACCCGCCCCAGGAATCAGGATGATATCTTTCACCTTGTCTTCGACGGCAGGCTGAAAGCGCACGCTGCGCCTTACTTCAAACGTGAAGTTAGGAATGCGGTTACCAAACTGCGCCAGTGGAAAATCCTGTATCACCACATAGGCCAAGCCACGAAACGCGGGTGTTTTTCCTACCCCTTCAAACCCTTCCATTATGGTATCGGGATTCTGGGTTTCCGTGCCTAAATAGACATGATACTTGCCTTGGCCTGATTGCAAAAAGTTTTCATCCAGCACTTTTGCATCCGCCCACACGCGCACGATCTCGTCAATCGGTCCCTTGCAAACGGCAATCGCCATCGTGACGAAGTATTCATAGGACACGCTGGTTTGCGTTTGGGTGACGCGCCCACCGCCACCCCCTTTACCCCCGCTTTGCGTGCTGGAAGTGGTGGTTTCCTTGCGTACTTCGCTGATGGGACGCGCCCAGATGACATTGCCCGACAGTCGAGCGGTGCCAAATATCTCAGGAATAACCTTGCCGTAATTGGAGGTCTGGATGCGTAAATCTGATAGGCGCGGTCCTTCGACATCAGGAAGCCTGACGGTTTTTCCACCGCCGAAAGCACCTGCCACGCCCATGCCGAGGCCATAGCCAATCACCGCGCCTTGCGGCCCACCGATGAGAAAGCCGCCAACGGCACCGACAACAGGAAGTACGCTAGACATGAGTTATGTTGAATCCGTAAGTAACTGAGGAAAGCGAAAAGCAGCGACAATAAGCCGCTTCCAAGTGTCATTGAGCCGATGCTCCACCACTTTGCCGATGCTGGCATAGCAATGGATGATACCAAGCTCCCCGTCAGGCAGCCGCGAAACGATGCCGACATGCTGTGGATCTTGATGAAACCGAAACAGCAATACGTCAGCTGGCTGGTACTCCCCTGCCGACGGCAATTCGCATAAATGTAGGGAAACTGGGCGTTTTAGGCTCTCCCCTGCCGGAGTAGGGGGATAATCAGCATGGTCAAAACTGGCGAGCAGAATTCCTTTATCATCGGTTAATCCGAGACTATCCGCCACGCCGACCACCAACCCGATGCAATCCACGCCGACACCCTTTAATCGGCCTTGGTGATGAAACGGTGTGCCGAGATAGCCGCGTGCACAATCTATGATTTGTTGAGCGTCTGGCATGGCTACCTGTCCATCGTACCCGCCGTTTTGCTAATGGCATCCGTGCCAGGGACAAACGGCTCACCACGAAAATTGATGATATTGTTGAACTTGCTGATGCAGGTTTGATGCGTCTTGTCGCATCCTGCGATGATCTGGAAGCTACTGCCAACCTGTATGGCGTAGGGCATGGCTTGCGCGAGCACCACTTGCTTATTGGCAAACTCTTTCACTTCCATTTTGAGGCCGTTATTATTGCCAGATGTCCAAGTGATTTGACCGCCAGTGAAATATCCTGCGGCTTGCGTGAGGGCATTGCTGGTAAAAATCAGGCCGCTGGATACGGTGGTCACCGTGCCTGTGAAGGTGAAGCTGGTCAGCACCTTCTTGCATTCGCTATCGCCCAGAATGGCGCGGCATGAGGGCTGATAAAGCTCTCCGATAGTTTGCTGTAGGCTTTCGGCTAATCCGCGGAGTTCGGCAATGAACGTGTCTTTTTGCATGGTGACTTCGCCAAGCCGTCCACGGCGCAATAGCATTCTGCCTTGCGAAATATCCATGTAGTTCACGATGAAGATTTCAACTTCGGCAAAGTCATATTTGCCAGCCAGCAAATCAGGGGCGGTTATGTAGCCCGTTTGAAACATCCCCTGCACCTCGACGTTATCGACCGAGAAATTATCCTTGGTTTCAACGCTGGAGGGTGTGAATCCTGCAATCGAGAGATAAGTCAGGCTGGCAAAAATAATATCCCTATCCAGATCGGTGAAGGTTTTGACCACGCCATCCGCACGGGTGATTTTCCAACAGGTAGCCAGTGTGGTGACTTCCCCTTGCAAATGCGTGGTTAAATTTGGGGTGATAGGTCTCATAGGCGCACCTCCACCAGCGGAATATCCGACCAGCTGCGGGTGCCAAAGTCATCGATTGCCGCATCGAGCTGATCGGTATCAAAGCGCACTGGTACATCGAACTCAAAGTCAGCGGTGACGGCAACGCCACTTCCAGGCGCAGTGGTGAAGGTAATCTCTCCCGTGGCATAGTTCACTGTGAAGCCAGACGACTGGAGAACGGCGTTAAGATACACTTTCAGCGTGGCGTTATTGACGGGTTTTTTGATAACCCGCGTGACGGTGACACTGCTGGTGTATTTTTTCGTCAGCTGGAAAATGGTTTGTGAACCGTTGCCCGTACCGATATTCTGGGCAACCGCCTGATAATCTGTCCAGTCCTTAAAGCGAAAGCCAATGGCCTTGCCTTGGCGTGCTCGGAAAAACGCAATCAGCTCATCAAGCTGGCTTTGGGTTTTTACCCCATGCGCCACATTGTAGCGGGCGCGAGCGGCACTCCAGTTAATGTTGCGCTGCTCGAACCCGCTAAAGGCTTCTATGACATCGGTGGAAAATGTCGGCCCACCGCTTGAGCCGTAAGAGATGTCGGCAGGAAATTGAATTTCGACAAAGCTCACATGTTTCTCCGTGCTTTTTGGATTGCCAGTGCCGCCTCGGTCATGATCTGGCCTTGGCTGCGGCGGAAGGTTTGAGCATCAGGCGTGCTGATGTTCATGTGGATGACCACTGGGGATTCCTGCTGTGGCTGCTGACTTTCCTGCGTGCCGCTAAATCGGGGTAGTTCATCGGGTACGAACAATTCCCGCCCGCGCTCACCGGTGACATAGCGGTTGCCAGCCAGCACACGACCGCCATCGGCCATGAACCCCGCGATATTGTCATTCACGGCCATCATGCGCCGCACTTTGTCATGCGGGACGATTTCACCATTCACGGAAGGCGTGAATAGCTCAGGACCACGCTCACCCACCACGATAGGAACGCCCGCTCGGACTTTCCCGCCATCGGCAAAAAAGCCACCGAACACGCTGCCAATGATGGAGCCAAACCCTGGCATTATGCTGTTGCCAATGAAGCTACCTGCAAGGCTCAGGATACTGCCAAATCCGCCACCGCCAGCACCACCG